CAGTTCTTCAAGTTGTTCGTCGGTTGGTATCATTCTCTTCTCCTAAAAAAATGGGGGCGCACGGCCCCCGGTTGGTTGTGGGTGTTTATGCAGTGTAGACTTCGTACCACTCTTCGCCGTTTTCTTCCTTGTGCGTTCTCACATGGGGATCAAAAGGGCAGCCGTATGAATAACCGATCTTGCCTTTCAGCGTGTCTTCCATCGCGTGACACTCTGCGGCCAACAGATCGCTGTACGCATATCGGGAAAGTTTGAAGCCTCTGAAAATACCGTCGTCGAAAGAGTCGGTCTTCAATTTGGTTTCAAGACCGTCAGGAAAGTTTTCCTTGATGACGCTGTGTATGTCCTCAAGACTTTCAATGACGATTTTGTCGCCCACGGTTTTGTCTTCACTCATGGTGAATCTCCTTTTTCGTTGTTAATGAACAAAGCAGGCCGCCACGCTGCTTGGATTTTTAGGCGTATGGGTATTATCGCATACAAATGTTACTGAAATGTTTCTGAAAGAGGGTCGTTTGTAACAAGATGTTACTGGGTGTTACTTTTCGTAACACGGCCCACGGCTCGGGGCAAAAAAGCGTACCGTTACATAGTGTTTTTCAGCAAAAAATATTTTTCTAAAAAAAATTTTTTTCAAAATGGCGGTACAGGCGGTACACCGGTACACCTGCCCTCAAAGCCCCGTCGCATAAGGGTTTGCGGTGTACCGTCTCTGTACCGTCTCTGAAAAATGCCGGTACGGTCTGCAAATAGGCGGAAGTCGTTTAGAGCGTCTGAAAAACAAAAATTTTTATAAAAATTCAAAGCTAGAGAAAAGCCTATGACAGAACGCGAGGTCAAAGTATGGGATTTGTCTTGACATCGGACGTTAGCATGGTGTTAGCGTTCGGGTATGACTTGGTTATTGATGAAAATTTTAAGTTGGTTCGACCGACCTCCAGAGGTGAACGACCGGCTACGCGACCGGATGCGCGAATATGAGCGCGTCAAAACCGGGGTTGACCCTCACGCCGATATATCAGAGTATTCGCATACACCTATAAAAGAGAGTGCGAATAATGATCAAGAAATTACTAGACACGGCCCCAAATAGCGGCAACAGCAAGGTTGCTAAAACAGCGGCGAAAGAAAACCCTCTAGGCCCCGTGCGGCTTGCGTCTCTTAGCATGTTTCCAGACATAAAGGTCTGTCCCGCCAGTGAATTAGCCGGTTGCATCAAACCGTGTTTAACGTGGTCGGGTCTGGCTGCCGTTTACGATTCTATCAATAAGGCTCGGAAGGCACGAACTGAGTACTGGTTGTCCGATCAATCTGCATTTCTGGATCAACTGCGGCGCGAACTGGCAAACTTTCAAAAGCTTTGCCAGAAACAGGGTGTGCAGGGCGTCGTGCGGTTAAATGTATTGTCCGATATCCAGTGGGAGCGTTTCGGTATTCCGCAAGCATTTCCTAAGCTTTTCTTCCTAGATTATACAAAGCTTGCTAAACGGCTTGGCAAAACGCCTAGCAACTACAAATTGATTTTTAGCTACAGCGACAGACCGCAATATGCGAAACATGTCAAAGTTGCGAAACAAACCGGCGCGCCGATTGCTGTAGTTTTTAAAAATTCAATGCCAAGTGAATACTTAGGCCGACCGGTTGTGGACGGCGATCAATCGGACATCCTTAACGTGTTGTCCGGTCGCGTGGTGGTCGGGCTAAAAGCCAAAGGTCCAGCCAAGCAAGATATGGGTGGGTTTGTAGTCGACGGTAATCTGATTGCTAAGGTAGCCGCTTAAATTTTTAAAAATCGGTTGCAGTATGCCGCCAGTATGCGAGAATGCGCATGCGGCAAACATAAAGACCATGCCGCAGGTCTTAAACTTGAGGTAAATGTGATGTTAGATACTAAACTAGAAAATCAAAACGGCACGCTGGAAAGCATTCTCAGAACGATTAGTGAGCAAGCATCTCGCAAAGCCGACTACATAGCGCCGACTAGCGAGCTACAGGTGCAAACGACCGATGGTCGCACGAACGTGGTGTTCGAAGCTAACCGTGGTGAACCCACACAATTTTTTGAAACCAACGAGGTGGCGTTTCAGCAATTAGCGGGCAACTGCGATATTGACGTGCGGACCGCTCGCCGGTTAAGAGATAATGAAAACTATGCGCCGGAGTTTGATGCGCTCGTGAACAAAATTCTGGTCAATGAGCCTAAAAACAAAATGATCCGCACCTTTGACGGCGACAATCCGATCTGCCGCGCCATTGTCAGCGATAAGTTTAAAACTTTTGATAACGTCGATTTAGTGCAGGCCGCGCTGCCGCAGTTGATAGACTCAGATGCGAACTGGAAAATTGTAAATGGCACGGTTACCGATCAGCGCCTATACATGCGCCTCAAATCCGAAAACCAGATAGCGGAACCGGCAGTAGGCGACACAATGGCTAACGGCATTTTATTAAAAAATAGCGAAGTTGGTTTAGGGTCGGTTGAAGTGTCGCAACTTGCTTGGACGCTATGGTGTTTGAACGGTTGCACGACCGAAAACAAATCACGCCACACCCATGTGACTAGCGCGCGTGGCGGTGATCAATGGGCATTGTTAACCGATGAAGCGAAGAACGCGGACAATAAGGCGCTGGAATTGAAACTCCGCGACGTGGTCGCAGCGTACGGCAGCCGTGAATCATTCGACGCGCACGTAGAATTGATGCGTCAGGCGCACGGCGACATAGTCGAGAATGGTTTGATGAATCCGCAGGGCGTGGTCGACGCGGTCGTGTCGGTTCTTAAACTGCCGAAAAAATCCGGCGGCGACATATTGAGCGGGCTAATGCAAACAATCCAACAGCCGGGTTACACCAACAAACCAATTAGCCGGGCGACTATTGTTAACGCGGTTACTGCCGTCGCACATTCTGCCGACGCGGATAGTCTCGACGACTGGTACTCAAACGGTCGCACAGTGTTAGACCTACCTCGCAACCAGTGGGAAACGATTGCACGCGCCGCGTAGATCGATCCACTAACCAACACAAGCCCGCCTCGAGCGGGCTTTTTTTTGCATGCGATATGTCTTAGACTGTCGTCAACGCTGCAGACCGCAGCGCATAAACGATAGGTGAAACATGGAAAACGATATAGATCGATTGATTAAAGAACGCGAAGAACTAGGGGCGCAAAATGGATTTTAACGAAACAAAAATCACTCCAGAACAATCCGCCTCACTCGTTCGAGTTTTCGAACGCCACGTCCGCGATACCGATCATCCAGACTTTTCCAATATGGGATTTGTGGGTTGGGTGCAGCGCGACGTGATCGCTTTACACTATGACGATTGTTTGCTGGCAGCCGTTCCGGATATGTTTATAGGGATCGAGCGCGACGGGTACGCCCACACGTAAACAAGTATTTCTATCAGGACACAAGCCCGCCACGTGCGGGCTTTTTTTATGCGCAAAATCCTATACAATGCACGCAACGCCAAAACCATTGGCGCATTAATAGGAAAACGAAAGCATGAAAGTATTAACTAACATCGAGGAAGTTGGGCCGCATCAACGCGCTCTTGCGGAATTAGACGCATTGGGCGATCAGGATAATAGCGCGTGGGCTTGTATCCATCGGATCGTCGAAATCACAGATGAACATTGGAACCTAGAAGAGTCGAACAATGGGGACGATCTCGACGCGGCCGAAAATTGGAACTGGGAAGAACACCACTACGGCGTGGAGTATCGTTCGGCGTGGTCGTCGCAACCCGTGGTGCAGTTTGGGCAAGTTTACGGTGAGGACGCGAATTGGCTGGTTTCTGACGCGGGCGTAGAGGCGCGTATTATTTTAGCGGGTGGCGGCCCCGCTGTGCGGATCGTCGCAGAGTTGGATGGTTACGGATTTTCCGACAAGTTTATTGTCGAACATGCCAACTGGTCACCTTGGGATCAGATCGACTTGGCTCGTGATGATCGACTACCTGATGACGTGCGCGAGTACGTTTTTAGTATGGTCGGTCGGTATATTCAACACGTCGCCGGCTGGATTCAAGAACTGTAACCCGCTCGATCGATCGACAAGCCCGCCTTAGTGCGGGCTTTTTTTTGCCTATCGATTTTACAGTGTAACTTGCCCGCGTCCCGCGGGCGGTCGCCCTTCTCAAACGTACCGCGTCCCGTGGTCCCCGATCCTTAGCCCGCGATCCGCGCGCAGCGTGAAATTCTGCGGGGTCAGGCCCCGCGATCCGCGTGTAATCGAACTGTGCGCGCCGTTTTTTGGTTTGGTTTGCGCAGAAAATGCGCCCGCAGCGGTCGTCATTTTGCCGTGATCCACGGCCCGCGATCCGCGAAGCATGGACCCCGGCCCCGGTTCCTTGTTCGGGTCCCCCGGCCAATCGAGGCTAACAACAATGCACAGGGATCGTGGCCCCGTCGATTCCAACGCGGTCGTTAGCAAAAAAATACAAAGCGTGTAAGTGTGCAGGTTTCACGCAAACAATACGGAGTAAAAACAAACCAAGGTCCGTGAGCCTTTAACTGTGATAAAAAAGTGCTATATTTGCGTCCCAAGTCAGCTTGGTATGAGATTTGGCGCATGGCTAAAGAAGCAGGAAAGGTAGAGACGCGGGGTCGTCCGCGAGTATCGGAAAATAGTCGGTTGACCGGCAAGCAGATTAAGTTTGTCGAGTTGGTTGCGACGCGAGAGGGGCAGGATACGCTGCGTAATCTGGCTGCAGAGGCTGGGTTTAGTGTGAAGGGTGCGCACACCCGTGCGTATGAGATGTTAAATCCGAACAAATCGCCGCATATTGTGAAGGCGTTGCGTGAGCGACGGCGCGAGTTAGCTGAGAAGTATGAGGTGACGTATGCGCGTCACATACGAGATTTGCAACACATACGTGATACGGCTTTGGAAGCCGGTGCGTACAGTGCTGCGGTACAGGCTGAGAAGGCGCGGGGCTTGGCCCAAGGGGACATATACGTCAACAAGAGTGAGATTCGTCATGGGTCGATAGACCAGATGTCGAAGGAAGAGGTTGTGAAGGCGTTGAACGAGTTGAAGGCTCAGTTGGGTGAGAAGGTGATTGATGTCGAAGCGGACGGAGTCGAACTTCTGGAAGGCGCTCAAGGCTAACGTTGAGAAGCTGGACGCGGACGTTGTACTGACGCGTATTGAAAACAGTCAGACGCCGGGCATACCGGATTTATTGTTGATGGACCGTAAGAAGCGGTTGCATTTGCTTGAGTTGAAGGTTGCGAAGGGCAACCAGGTGAATCTTTCCCCGTTTCAGGTGAGTTTTGCGGTTCGTCACAAGGGCAGTAATTGTTGGGTATTGGTTCAGCGGTGGCGTCCTGCGGACTCGAAGCCGGAGTGTTTGTTGTATTCTTCGGATCAGGTTATGGAGGTTTCAGCGAATGGTATGCATCGTACGGTGCCTTGTTTGACTTTTCCTTGCTCTGGCGGGTATGGCCCGTTGGTTGAGTATTTGAGTGGGGCCCCCTGTGAGCCTTAGCTTAGATTCTACGACGGACGTTCAAAAATTACGTTTGGAGTTGCGTTTGAAGCAGCTTGAGCGTGTTGAATCCTGCCAAAATAATTTTTTACCGTTTGTGAATTCTATGTGGCCCCAGTTTATTGCGGGTCGTCACCATCATTTGATTGCTGAAAAGCTTGAGCAGATTGCCAGTGGTGAGTTGAAGCGGCTGATAATCAACATGCCGCCGCGTCATACGAAGAGTGAGTTTGCGTCGTTTTTGTTTCCGGCGTGGATGATTGGGCGCAACCCCTCGATGAAGATCATACAGGCGACGCACACGACTGAGCTTGCTGTGAATTTTGGTAGGAAAGTCAAGAACTTACTGGAGCAGGACGATTATCAGGAGATTTTTGATAATACTGTTTTGTCTGCGGACAGTAAGGCGTCGGGGCGCTGGGACACGAAATCCGGTGGTATGTATTACGCGGTGGGTGTTGGTTCGAACTTAGCGGGTCGTGGTGGTGACTTGATTATTATTGACGATCCGCACTCGGAGCAGACAGCGATGTCGGCGAGCGGGTTCGAGAACGCGTGGGAGTGGTACACGGCAGGGCCTCGACAGCGTTTACAGCCGGGTGGCGCTATTGTACTGGTGCAGACGCGTTGGTCTGAGAAAGACATGACGGGTAATTTGATTCGTCAAATGACACGGGACCCCCATGCAGATCAGTGGGAAATTGTGGAGCTTCCGGCCATTTTGCCGTCTGGAGAGCCTACGTGGCCTGAGTTTTGGAAAAAAGAGGAGTTGGAGTCTGTAAAGGCGTCGATTCCGCCGTATCAGTGGAACGCTCAGTACCAGCAGGCACCGACGTCTGAGACGTTAGCGATATTGAAGCGTGAGTGGTGGAAAGTGTGGGAAGGCACCAATATCCCGAACTTGCAGTATGTGATTCAAAGTTATGACACCGCGTTTTCAAAGCGGGAGACTGCGGACTACAGTGCGATTACTACGTGGGGGGTATTTTATCCGGAGGAGGCTGGGGGCCCCGCGAACCTTATATTGCTTGATGCGAAGAAGGGCAGGTGGGATTTTCCGGAGTTGAAAGAGATTGCTTTGGAGCAGTACAAGTATTGGGAACCTGAGACGGTAATTGTGGAGGCAAAAGCTACGGGGACCCCTTTGACCCACGAGCTCAGGCAGGTTGGGATACCGGTTGTTAATTTCACACCTAGTCGTGGAAATGACAAGTTATCAAGAGTACATTCTATTTCTCCGTTGTTTGAAGCGGGGATGATCTGGGCTCCTGATGAGAGTTGGGCGCACGAAGTTATTGAAGAGTGCGCTGCGTTTCCGAACGGGACACACGATGACTTGGTGGACAGCACAACGCAGGCGCTGATGAGGTATCGTCAGGGCAACTTTGTAAGTTTGCCCAGTGACGACTGGGAAGACAGCTATGGACCAAGTCAAATGATATCGGCGGCTAATTATTATGGATAACAGTTTTGTTTTTGGAGATCGCTTATGACTGTCCCTGTAATGCTCATGCGGATGTTGGCGGCTGCAAAGAGTCGCGCAATGAAACAAGGCCGTGAATTAGCAGAAGAGTCTATGACTGCTGTCACAAGAAAGAGGCTAGAGGCAAAGCAGCGTAAAACGATTGACGAAATAAAAGACCTACGACGTCAGATCAAAGAACAAACCCCGGCTGATGAATTCCCACCAGAGGGTTTTTCGCGAGGGGGCCGTGTGATTGGACCGGGGCTCTCGGGCCTACTGCGTGGTTATACTCAGGGACCCCTTGCACGTGTTTCACGTGAAACACAAGAACCTGTTGGTATGTTTCGTGGTGGTGGCATGGGGCTTCTCCCCGGTGAGATGGATTTCAGAAGATTTCCCCCGTCATTTCCGGGGGAGGTAGCGCCTCCGCCGTTGCCCCCAGTTGTTAAAGCTGCGCCACAGAGCCCAATTCAACAGCCGTCTCCGGTCACTCCGCCGGTCACTCAACCTTCCAACGTCGCGTCTCCTAGATCCCGAACGGTTTTGCCGGGCGATTTTGTGAGAGAAGGGCGTGGACCTGACGCTGATTTGTTGCAGTTACCCTCGACTCCGGTTACAGCACCTGCCCGTGAAACGTTCAGCCCTCCTCGGATGACGGCAGGTAGCCCGATAAACGTCGAAGCCGTTTCACGTGCGCCTACGTTTGGCACAGCACAGAACCAGACTCCTTTTGAACCCGGAATGCTTTTGTATGAAGGCAATGACGTGTTGGAAAGTCCAATCGCTCCTGTGGCTGCTCCGGTTGCGGGACCTTCT